CGTTCCGCAAGGCAACCGTATTTGAAGCTCTACACACTGTAAGAACAATCAAATCAGGGAAGTCAGCACAGTTTCCTATCATTGGTCTAACTAGTACGGCTTATCACACACCTGGCACCCAGCTGACAGGTAATGCGGTCAAGCATGCTGAAGCTGTCATCAACATAGATGACAAACTTGTTAGTAATGTTTTCATCGCAGATATCGATGAAGCGAAAAATCATTACGACGTTAGATCTCAGTACTCAACTGAGATGGGCAACGCATTGGCTTATACATTCGACAAGAATGTAGCAGCAACTATTGCTCAGGCCGCAAGGACTTCCACTAACGCAAACACTGACCTGCCTGGTGGTACTCGTATCAAGATTGTTGCAGCAACCAAAGCAGCAGTTACAGGTGCAAACCTCGTTACTGCAATGTGGTCTGCAGCAGAACAGATGGACATTAATAATGTCCCTGAAGATGGACGAGTTATTGTGCTTGGTCCAACTGAGTACTACAAGTTAGCTCAGACAACAGACGTACTCAACAGAGATTGGGGTGGTTCTGGAGCATACGCAGATGGAACAGTCTTGAAGGTAGCTGGTATCAGCATCGTCAAGTCAAACCATCTACCAACTACAAACCGTTCTGCAGTAACTGGTGAGAACAACACCTATCACGCTAACTACACAGACAATGTTGGTCTTGTCTTTAACAAGCAAGCTGTTGGTACTGTGAAGTTAATGGATCTCAAGATGGAACAAACAGGATCAGATGTCCACGCCTTATGGCAAGGTACATTCATGGTCGGTTCCATGGCACATGGTACTGGCGTTCTTCGCCCTGATTGTGCTCTTGAAATTTACTGGGCTACCAGTTAACGCTAACCTATGGGGGTCTTACGACCCCCTTTTTTCATGGGTCTCAATCTAACTTCAGAACTAGAAGCAGTTAATAAAGTTTTGCGCATGATGGGTGAAGCACCCGTCAACAGTCTTGAGGGCCAATTTGGTTTAGCTCGACAAGCTCACGACACTCTCAAAGAAACAAGCAGAACTATTCAATCAGAAGGATGGTCTTTCAATACTGACTACGAAAGAACACTGACTCGAACTACTAGCACTAATGAGATTGAACTGAGTTCAGACATTAGTCGCGTCAAAATAGACCCTTATGAATACCCAGACTACGAGGTAGTTCAAAGAGGTTTGAAACTATATGACAGACGAAACAATACATCTGTCTTTACTAAAGATTTAAAAGCAGACGTTACTTACATGCTTGGATGGACTGACCTGCCTGAACATGCTCGTCAATACATCATGACTAAAGCTGGTCGGACATTGCAAGATCAAATACTAGGCAGTGCAGACCTAACGCAGATTAATCTCACTGCAGAAGCAGAATCCAGAGCATTATTTCTAGAAGAAGAAAACAATGCAGGTGATCACAATATGATTCGGGGCAATACTAATCACACCGGAGTATTCCAAACTTACAATCCAAGCCGTGCTGTTGTTAGGTAACCATGCCTTTAATTACATCATCTATTCCTAACCTCATCAACGGAGTTAGTCAACAACCTCCTGCTTTGAGGCTAGCTTCTCAAGCTGAAAGAGTTATCAACTGTGTTCCTAGTCCTGTTGAAGGTTTAAAAAAACGACCACCCTTTAATCATATTGCCCGACTGTTTACTGGATCAGCCGGAACACATCGACCATTTGTTCATATGGTTGATAAGACAAATGATGTTAGTTATATCGTAATCATTCAAGACAGTGCTATTAAAGTTGCGAATCTAGATGGCACATTAGTAACCCCAAGTAGTCCTGATGGATTAACTTATCTAGATGTAGCAGGTAAACCTTCCGAACAATTTAGAGTTGCATCTGTCGCTGACTATACATTCATAGTTAATAGAGAGAAAGAAGTAGCAATGTCTAATGATTTATCTAAAGGGAGGATCTCTAGTCCAACCTCAATGATATTTATAAAGGCAGCAAATTACGATACTGAATACAGCGTTACCATTGACGGAACAGAAAAGAAATACAGAACCCCTCCTGCAGGAGGGAAAGAAATTAAAGGCTCATATGTGCAAGCTTCAAACAGCTCTACAGTCCTTGTTAATGTAGATGCTCATGGTCTAGTTACTGGAGATACCTTTGAAATTTCATTCGATGTTATAAGTAATTCAGCTACAGGTGCTACTGCTGGAAGCTATACAGTGGCAAGTGCCTCGACCAATTCATTTACTTATACAGCCGCCACCCAAAACGACGGGTCAGAAAACAGTGGTAACTGCAACATCACAAAGAAAGAATCTTTATCTACAATTACTATTGCTGATGAGATAGCAGATCAATTAAATACTATTAGCGGCTTTACTATTAACAATGATGATTACATCATACATATCACAAAGGATGACGGCAGTGATTATGACGTATCAAGTAAAGACGACAAGTCAGGTGACGCAACAAAAACAATTAAACATGTTGTTGATGATCTAAATGATCTACCTGTCAAAGCTTATGAGGGTTATATCGTTGAAGTTCAAGGATCACAAGCAACAAGATATGATAACTACTTCCTCAGATTCTCTCTAAATAAAGAGTATCAAGCTGACGGAACTTATGGTGATGGAGTATGGAGAGAAGTCTCTGCTCCAAATATCAAATATAGATTCGATGAAGCTACAATGCCCCATGTCTTAATTAGAAATTCAGATGGTTCATTTACATTTAAGAAGTATGTAACTGAAGAGAAGACTGCAACATATTCACAATCAGGAACAACAGTAACTGTTACATCAACCGCTCATGGTCTAAGTAATAACACACTCTTATTAGTTAGACCCTCTAGTGGTAATGGCACTTCAGGAGTATTTCCTATCAGGGCTACAGCTGCAAATACATTTACCTATACAGCACCACAAATTCAAAGCACTTCAGGCAATCTCTCTTATGGTTACACATGGTCAGGACGAATTGCTGGTGATGAAACAACAGCAGGTGACCCTTCTTTTGTAGGCAAAGCAATTCAAAATTTAAATCTATTCCAAAATAGATTTGTAATGCTGGCAGATGAGAATGCAATCCTTTCTGCTTCTGATGCTTATGGAAGATTTTGGCCTGAGTCTGTACAAACAATAGTTGAGAGTGATCCTATAGACCTAAGTACTGGTGGTACATCTATCAACTTCCTAATAGCTAGTGTCTCATTTGCTAATACATTACTTTTATTCAGTAGGCATTCTCAATTTAGATTAGATGCAGGAGCGAATGTTGGAACATATCTATCCTCCAAGAGTGCAACGATCACAGCAATGACTTCATTCGATATGGATACTTCTGTTGATCCCATAGCTGTTGGTCGTAATACATATTTCGCTATACCAAAAGGAAGCTTCAGTGGTTTAAGAGAGTTCTTTCTTCCTGATTCCAGTGGATCTATCCCTCTATCTGAGGACGTAACATCCAGCATTCCCAGATACATTCCTTCTAATTTATGTGGTATCACCTCTGCAGTAGCAGAAGATGCACTGATAATGATGAGTGTTGATCAACCTAAAAGGATCTATCTATATAAGTTCTTCTTTGAAGAAGATACAAAACTTCAATCAGCCTGGTCTTATTGGGAAGTTAGCGGTACTAAAACAATTTTAGGAGGTGCTGTTAAAGGTAGTGACTTGTATGTATTAATCGAATATTCTGACGGAGTTTATTTAGAGAAGGTATCACTACGTCCCGAACAGGTAGATGCAGGAACAGAGATCGAAATACTTCTAGACAGGAAAACAACAGAACCTGCAAGTGGCAGCCTATCTCTTACCAACGAAGGAGCTTTAGGAGTAGAGACTGTTATCACTCTTCCTTACCCCATAACTGCTGGTGCAGAGATGATTGTGGTCGGTCGATATGAAGCAGGAAATGAATTGGTTCAACATGGGCAAGTCATTGAACCACTGTCTCAGACAAGTAATACGATCACTGTACTTGGAGATTTAAAAACAGTTCCAAGTTCAGGTGACAATGCAGGTAAAACACCACGTTTCTTTATTGGTGAGAGATACACAATGACTTATGAATTCAGTACTCCATTTATTAAAGAACAACCATCAGGTGGTGGAGTCGCTCTAGCAGCAGGACCAAAACTACAGATGAGAACATGGAGTGTAATCTTTGATGAATCATCTGCCTTTGAATTAAAAGTTACACCTGCCAGTAGAGATACAAATACTTATCCATATAACGGTGTGATTGTTGGTCAAGCACCACCATTAATAGGCGACCCTTCAGTTCTAACAGGAAGCTTCAGAGTTCCTGTGATGGCAAGCAATATAGATACTAAGATAGAAATCAGTAGTACGAGCCCTCTGCCTTGTCGTTTTCAATCCGCAGAATGGGAAGGTTTCTACCACACAAGAGCGAGCAGGCAGTAACTGCATATCAACGACCAACAGAAATAAACGACGTAAGAGTTATTTCTGAAACCATGAGGGTTGAAGACATTGCAGAAATAAAAGCACATTCAGGTATGACGCCTGAAGCAAGTTTGTTTTATTGCTTTTTTAAAAGCACCCCATGTATGACTATGATCAGCAGACATGGACATCCAATGGGAATGTGGGGAGTAGTTCCTGAATCAGAAACCTCCGGTCGTATATGGATGCTTGGCTCTCAATCGATGCTAGATGACGTAAAAGATAAACGTACTTTTCTACGAGAATCTAAGATAGAACTAAGAAAGGTTCTCAAACAGTATCCTGTACTGTTCAATGTAGTAGATGCTAGGAACAAGATTCATGTGCGCTGGCTTCAGTGGATGGGTTTTATTTTTATCAGGAAGCATCCACAATGGGGAACAGAAGAACGTTTGTTTTATGAGTTCGTGAGGATCTAACTATGTGCGAACCAGTCAGCATAGCGTTGGGAGTCTTGTCTAGTGGTCTTCAGATCATGCAGCAACAAGCTGCTGTCGCTGCACAGAACAAGACAATTGACTTTCAGAACTTACAAGCAGAACAACAATTTGAATATCAAACATTACAAGCAAGTTCAGCGAGAGCCCATGAACAACAACAAAGATTGTTGCAGGAAGATGCTATGAGCCAAGTCTCAGCCCTTGCTAACGATGCTTACGCAGAAGATATCAATGCTATTAATTCAAGAATCCAACAGGAGATGGCTCTCGCTGGCCAACAGAAAAGAGAAACGGGCATAGCTGCTTTAGAAGCTAAAGGAGCAATCCTCGCTGCTGGTAAATATGGACATAGCATCCAAAACCTAATTGCCGATGTTCAGCGCAAGCAAGGATATTTTGATTACGCAACTAACAGGAACCTAGCTTTCACTGTCGCACAAAAACAACAAGAAAAACGAGGCGCAGGAATTACAAAGGCCAGTCGGATAGCAAGCCAGCAACCATATCTAGAACGAACAATTCTCGATCCAATGCAACCAATACCACGACAACATGTAAGTGGACCAGGTTTTGCTGGATTCTTGAGTGCTGGATTACAAGGTGTTTCTACAGGATTTAGTACTGCTGCTGGAATAAAGCAAGCAGGATTCACATACACTCCAGGGGGAGGTTACACAAGATAATGGTACGTTATTCCACTAAACAGAAGTCTCAAGGATCACAGAGATCTTTACCTCTTGCAGAAAACACAGGAACTCGCGGCGCTTTAAAAAGCTTAGAGATTCAAGCTCCTGCCTTAAGACCACAATCATCACCAGTCCCTTCCTATATACAAACAGGTCGCCCTAATGCACCAGGACAAACTCAGATAGGAGCATTGGCCAAGATTCCAGAGCCAGCTGCAGTTACAGATTTACAAAACCTGTCACAGTCTTTAGGTTCGTTGAATCAAAACCTTCAAGGAGCTGTTAGTAATTTCCTTCAACATGAACAGGTAGCAGAGAGGCAAGCAGAGGAACAAGCAGAGGCTGTTGCTAGCCAATATGGGAACCAAGAGAATGCAATAATAACTCTTGGTAATGTTCTCGCAGAAAAGGAAAGAGATTCTAGCCTTTCAGACCGAGAGAGAAAAGGTGCTTCTCATCTTTTATCTCAATTACAAAATGATGGACGACTTGAAAGACATTTAGAATCACAAGAAAGACAAAGCGGAATCATCTCAAATGTTTCGACATTATCTCAAAAATTACAAGGCATAACTGTACAAGGAGAACAAGGTAAAGAGATTCCTATCCTCTCAATTCCTTCTTCTGATCCAAGATGGACTGAAAGTATTAAGCCTTTAATATATGG